AAGAAAAAGAGCGAACAGGGAGAATATTTCCTGTTCGCTCTTTTTGATTGATGATTTCTAAGCCTTACTGGGCCTTTCTAAGCCGTTGGGGATGTTCTTTGCTGTCTTTGGCGTGACGGCCTATTGTACCTTTGGCGTTGTCAATGGCAAGAGGGTTATTGGTAAGCGTCATCACACCGTCGATGTTGCCATAGCGACTATTCATTCTTAGCTTCCTCCTTTGCTTTGCGTCTTTTAGCTTTGGCGAGCTTACGCTGTGCCTCGACCCAAGAAAAGTAGGATTTCACTTTGAGTTTTCTGATGCTTACAGGCATCTTGCCGTCGCCGTTACGGTAAGGAGTGCAGTAGAAGCACTCGGCAACAAGGTCGCGAACGTGCGCCTTAGGTGTGATGTAACCCTTCTGCTTGAGTTTGCGAAAGTTGAAACGGTCCATGATAATAAGATTGTTACTCTTGGCGGCTGGCATGACATAATAACGTTCGCCGTCCTTGGCATGAGCCTTGTCCGCTTTCTTGATAGCCTCACGCAAGCGGAGGTAAGAGCGGAGCATCTGAAATGCGTTTAACATAACTGTTTGTTTTTATTGGTGAATAATACAATTTTTCTAAGCCTTACTGGGCCTCTTTAAGCCTTTTTGAGCCGTGGTGACTTGCGCGGCTGTTTAAGCCTTTCTAAGCCGTGGGGACACTGCTATACTTATTATACTATATGGTAGCGGCAGTGACGGCGTGCTTTCTGCGTCGTGGTTGCGACTGGTGTCGAGGAACGAAGCGTGGCATATCCATTTCAAAGAAGCAGATGTGAAGCCCTATGGCACGCGTCATGAGGAGATCGTCGTGTTCGCCGACAATAGCACCAAAGGCACCATTGGGCTTTCGTTCATAGTTGATGTACTCGTTGATGCAGCGTTCATCACGTTCGATATACATACGCTCACGAATGACCTTGACAAGTGTGGAGATAATCATTGGCTTTGTAGCTACGTTGGTATGGAAGCCGTACTTGCGTGGCAGTCCCTCGCGTATGTCCTCCTCGGACTGGCGACGAGCATAGAGATTGGGATAGATGTCCTTAATCTGATTGAGGATGAATTGCGACTGGTCGCCGTCGACCTCACGCTCCTTGTCGTGTGTTTCCAAGGTGTTGCTCTCAATGACGAGATAAGCATTGTCGTAGTATGCGGCAATCTGTGCTGCTCGCCATGCAAGCAGGTCGATGTCGATATGGCCATACCACTGCGCTACAACGACAGGCTTCTCGCCATCGAGCATTGGCAGACGGTCGAACACTACAATGACCGACCAGTCGGCTTTCTTGGAGCGTCCACCCACATCGACAACAACGAGATAGCGGTTGAGCACTCGTTCATCGTCGTAAATCTCGGGCTTTACCCATACCCAGAACAAGCCCTGCCTGTCCTCAGAGAAACGAATGTTGGCAAGAGCAGCCTTGCCCTCGTCGCCGTCGGCATACACATCGCCGATGAAGCGTGGCGGTCGGCACGTTTTGCGGAGTTTCTCCACACGATACTTGTCGAATACACGCTGGCCGGAATGTACGAAAGCCTCGATGTCGTCGGACGGGAACTCAGCAGCCATCTGTCCGTGGTCGTTGTATTTCTTTCGCTCGGCGATGTACCAGTGAATAGCCTCCAACGTTGCGCCTCGTTCCCAGAGCCACCAAAGGTAAGTGCCGGGTTCCTCACGGTCGGACGGGATATTGGAGTTGTCGCGGTTGAGATAGAGCCATTCGGCAAAGTCGGCCTTCTGCTGCTCAGAGTCGAACTTTAGCGAATACTGCTCGATGTCGAACCACGACACAAACATAGCCTCGAACTGCGACTTGCCCTCCTTCGCCGCCACATACTCACGGTGGAAGAAGTTGCCAGTGCCGTTGGCTGTGGACTCATACACTATCATGGTGTAAGGACGGTAAAGAATACCCGAACATGCCGAGCGCACGATGTCCTCGGGCTTCTTTCCGTCGGTGGCTTTCCAGATGCCCACCTCAGAGAGATGCACAAGGTTGTAGTCGCCACCACGACAAGAGTCGGGTCGTTCGGCAGTGCCAATTTTAATCTTGCAGTTGCGCTGCGGCACACGGTGGATAGAGCCGGAATGTCCCACACCGACAAGTTTAGGTTCGTTATCGTCGAACTCAGCACCGAGTCGATAGAGCATATCCACTGGGTAAGCCTTAATCATTCGGTCGAACATATCCTTGATTTCATCAGAACCGACACCTTGGTGAGCGATGATAAGCGAGTTGAGACCAACACGGTGCAGGAGCTGCAACCATGCCATGTAGAGCTGCGATGTGGTGGAGCCACCCCACTGACGCGCCTTCAAGAGAATAAGGCGAATAGGCTTGCCAGCCAAACGCAACTTTTCAAGCCGTGCCACAAAGCGACGCTGCGGACGAGTGAGCCGGAAGAGCACATCCTCGCCACCGCCCTTGTTCTTGATATAGACATATAGAGCCGCCCAAAAGGGAAAGTCCTCACGGCAGCGTATCTTGACAAACTGCTGGATAACCTTATGCCGGTCGTCGGGGTTAGGCTCTACACCCATATAGTCAGAAAGGAACTTGTCAATGGAGCCAGCCTCTACAAGCTGTTTAACAAGCGGAATGTGCATGAGCTTTTCGGGAAGCCACTGCGTATGCCCCTTGATAGGAAAGTCGGAAATGAAGACCTTTGTGCGGTCGCCTACAGAGCCTTCGCCCGTGATGGGGTCGAAGTGGGCATAGACGATATCGTTGCGGCGGTCGTTTTCTTGGAGGATGGAGAGTGTTTGGTGGAACTGGGCCTCACTGGGCCTTACTAAGCCTTTCTGAGCCGTGGGGACTTGGGGCTGAGCCTTACTAAAACTGTCTGAGCCTTTCTGAGCCGTGGTGGTATTTCTTGCTACTACTTTCTTCATAGGGTGCGGCGTTTAATGGGCTTGTTGAGCAGAGCCACAATGAAGCCGCAGAGATAGCACCACAGATGCAGGAGTGCATTAGTACCGGGCAGGAAGAAGCCGATGAATAAGTATGAAGCCATACACATCTGATAATACCGCTTGCGCACGACCTCGAAAGATATAGAGCCAAAGAGAACATAGATAATGCCCGACAGCCCTACCGTGGGTATAGCGAGAGATGATGACAACAAAGATAGCGTATCAACGGGTACACATACTGCCAAAAGGTATGCCAAGAGCAGCCTTCTGTAAGTAATGTCGTACACGAATATCAACGAAAGAAAAGCCCAGCCGTTGAGAACGGCATGAAATACACTAACATGCAGGAATGGATAGACAAGGCGCGGCGCGATGCCACACCCTGCACGGATGCCAAGTCTTGCATTATCGAGGTTGACGGCGAATGCCGCCAATATGACGATGACGGCTACAATGAGAAGTGCCGCAACCTTTTCAACTTTTCTCTTATCCATTTTCTTCTCCCTTTACAAACCATAATCTTTGCACTGCCCGGTGATATGTAGAACTTTGGCGCAGGTTGTGCCACCACCTCGGCACACAGCATCTTGAGCGACCATTCGGGATGCAGTTCTCGCAAGGAAAGCACCCGACGGCAAATCTCTTGAAACATCTCAAACTTTAGTGGCCGCATCTTTATGTGCTGCTTGCCCTGCAACATTGCCGACACAACAATAGTGGCCCGATTGTCGGAAACATAGAAACGTGCTGCAGGAGCGTTGGCGATGTAGGCATATACCTCTGGCATACGGATATAGTCGCATGAAGAGATGTACTCGTCATACGTTCGCATGAGGTCGGACAGACGCTCCTCGGCATATTCCATATTTGCTCCTTTGTGCTTCAAAGTTTGGTTTCCTTATTATTTGATTTAAGCCTTACTGGGCCTCTCTAAGCCTTTCTAAGCCGTGGGTAATTGGGTGATGTGGCTATTACAAAGTTAGCAAGCACGGTTGTAAAAAGATAAACTTTGAAGTTGAACTTATCCCCCTATATTTGCGGACAAAAAGCATAACAACAAACCAAAAGTAACGATATGACTGAGAGCAAAGAAGTTAAGACAAAGCGCGAGTTGGCGTTGGAGCGCATGAAAGGGAAATACCCCGACAAGCAATTCGACGACGATGAGGCTTTATTCGGTCAGATTAATGACGATTACGATGATTACGACAACCAAATTCAAGGTTACAAAGACCGTGAGCAGTCGTTTTCCGACCTGTTTACAAGCGACCCTCGCAGTGCTAAATTCCTCACTGAATGGCGGCAGGGCAAGAACCCGGCAGTGGCATTGGTAGAGATGTTTGGCGACGATTTCGTGGAAGAGTTGAAAGACCCGGAGAAGCAGGAAGAGGTTGCCGCAGCAAGCAAGGCATACGCTGAGAGCGTATCTAAAGAGAAAGACTACGAGGAGCAGTACAACAAGAACATCGAGGAAACCCGTGCCACAGTAGAGAAACTTCAGAGCGAAGAAGGCATGAGCGATGAGGAGGTTGATGCCGCAATGGAATTTCTCATCACCATTATGAAAGACGGTATCCTCGGCAAGTTCTCGGAAGAAAGCATCCGTATGGCCTTGAAAGCAATCAATCACGATGCCGATGTGGACAGGGCTGGACAGGAGGGCGAACTGAGAGGCAAGAACGCCAAGATAAGCGAGAAATTGCGCAAAGGCAGACGCGGTGACGGCACCGCATCACTTGACGGCAAGAACGGCGGTAGCGGCACACCACGCCAAGCCCCCGAACTCGGAGCGTTAGGCGGTTTTGACAGTCGCTCGATATTTGAGCGAGGCGGCGAGCGACGCACAAAATACAAGTAACCAATTTTTTATTATTCACCAATAAACAAACAAAAATGAAAGAAGCATTTAAGAAACTCAAGGGATTTCTTGCGTGCGGATTGCTGACCCTGTTGGCAATCTTGACAGGAGCATCGAGCGGTGTGCTTATGGCTGATGCCAGCAACCTGCCCGATGCAGGAAAGACAGAGGCCGGAGCCAATGGCGACGGCGGTAGTGACCCCAACGCAGGTATCGCGTCAGAGACATTTGGCCGAGCCGAGGGCGACCCCAATTTCTATCTGAGCGATGTTGACAAGCGTATTGTAAAGATACGCCCAATGGCAACACCTATCGACCAGATAAGTCGCTATGCCAAAGCGTCAAGCTGCAATTCGTTCGAGGTAAAGTATTACAGTGTAGGCACACGCGAAATAAAGTGTACCACCAACGCAGTAGTAGCCAAGCAGACCAGCGGCGCAAGTATCTCGCTGCCAGTGTCGGATGTGAATATGTTCACGCTGGACGACACTATTCGTGTAGTAGGTGTAAAGGGAGTGTATGACGACAAGGGCAAGAAATATGAGTCCGACAACGACAACACTCCAGACCTCATTCTCTGCGTATGCGGCAAGGACAACACCACCAATATGCCTACGGTGTATGCCGTAAATGGCGAAATGGACTCGACCAGCAAGCAGCCAATCTTCGTGCCAGCCATTCCGAAGGGAACCACCCTTGTGAGAATGGGCAAGGCGTGCGGTGAACTTGATGTTCAGACGGGACGCTTCAACAACATCCCGATGCCCGAGACCCAGTATTGCCAGAACTTCATGATACAGGTTGAGCAGTCGACATTTGACAAGATTGCCGCCAAGGAGGTGAACTGGAACTTCTCAGACATAGAAGAGGACGGTGTGTACGATATGCGCTTGGCCATGGAGAACACCTATCTCTTCGGTGTGAAGAATGTCATCAAGCACGTTGCCAAGGAAGGAATGTTGACATGGTTTACGGGCGGTATCTGGTGGATGGCCGGCAAGGACATCGAGGTAGGCGAATGGGATGCCGAGAAGAAATGCGCCGTGATAACCGACGAGAACCTTGTTGACATCACCAAAGACCTCTTTGTAGGCACAGGCATTGGCAACAAGCGCAAGATACTGTTCTGCGGCAGCGATATGCTCAGTGCGTTCTCAAAGATTAAGAGCGACAAGTTCCGCTTGAAGGATACTGTAGAGGTGTGGAACTTGAAGTTCAAGAGTTGGGACACCGATTTTGGCGAAGTGCTGACCATTCACCATGAGCTGTTCGATGTGAACGGTATGAGCGACTGCGGCTTTGCCATGGACCCCGAGTATCTGTCGAAGAAGACCCATGTAAGCTGGGCTCGCAACGTGCTCGACTTGCAGAAGGCTGGTATCCGTCGCACCGACGCAGTGGTAATCCAGGAAGTGAGCTGCCTGTATCTGCGCTATGCCAAGGCACACGCTCGTATGCGTCTTGCCAAGGCTCCTACTGCGGAGGCAGCATAAACAAAAATCGTAATATAAACAAAACCATTATTGGGGTGGGTGTCTGCCCACCCTTTTTTATTTTCAAGACTTTTCGATATGGAGAAATTATATAAATCGAATACCAACCTCAGCATAAACATTGTGTTGGCAAGCAAGGCAAATATGCATGTCAGCTTCACTCCACAGAGCGACGGCACAAGCCTGTACAGAACAGCAAACGAGGACATTCAGCGAGGACTGGAGCGACACTACAAGTATGGCAAAATGTTCAAGCTGATAGAAACCTACGACCCCGATGCGGAGCCGGAAGAAGAGAACGCGGACGAGAATACAGCAAGCGAAGAAAGTGAGGGCGGTTTGACCCAGATAGAAGTGACCGACTGGGACTCTGCCAAAGACTGGCTTGCCGAGAATACCGATGTGAGCCGTTCGCAGCTTCGCTCGCAGAAAGCCATTATAGCGACAGCAGCCGCTAATGGCTATGAGTTTGTATTAAAAGACTAACCGTCATGATAAAGAAGATTGAGGACATAGTAAAAGATGTACGCATCTGCTTAGACCAGAACATGGTGTCGGAGTCGCTACTGAACGAAGGCGACATAGATACCCTGTCGATAGAAGACATCATCAGAAGCAAGATAGTGGATGCCGTGCAGCGTGTGGAAAGCGGTGCGCCAACACATCTGCTTGAAGGAGGCCATAACTTTGGCGACAGCATATACTGGACAAAGGACGGCAGTGGCTGGACATTGCTGCCAGATGATTTCATGCGCCTCGTAGTGTTTGAGATGAGCGACTGGGAACGACCTGTGTATGAAGCTATAGCACCGACAGACGCAGCGTATGCGTTGCAGCGCAGCCGTTACAAGGGACTGCGTGGCAATGTGCAGCGTCCGGTGTGCGCCATAATCATAAGACCAGAGGGCAAGGCACTGGAGTTTTACTCATGCAATAACGAGGAAGCCACCGTAAGCAAAGCACTGTATCTACCCTATCCAACCATAGACGAAGACGAGGGCATAGACCTCTCGGAGCGGTGCTATACCTCAATCGTGTATATGACCGCAGCGTTGGCTCTCGTCACTTTCGGCGACAGCGACAAGGCGGCAATCATGACAGAACAAAGTAAAAACGCATTGATATGAGCAGTTCAATACCTACAAAACAGATAGACGGCGATGTGGCCATCGGCAGGGACGCGAATGTAGGCGGCAAGGCCACTGTGCGCGGCTCGATGAAGGTGGGCCATAACCTGACCGTGGAGGGCTGGCTGGAGGCCAAGAACATCAAAGGCCCGAACAAGGGATTGTTCAAGACCGCCCAGCAGCTGAGGGAAGCGTACCCCAATCCGCATGAGGGTTGGTGGGCGTTGGTGACCGTGGAGGGCAGCGCATCGTCAGACCATTTGGGACAGCTGTATGTGGCCGACGGCGGCACATGGGTGGCGCAGGTGGACAGTAGCGGCAACCCGCTGCTGAAAGGCAACCCTACGGTGGACAGTACCGAGTACATGGAAGCCGTGGAGGAAATGACAGCCGACCTTGAAGCCGTAAAGGTGGATGTGAACCAGAACAAGGAAGACATCAAGAGCCTACGCAGCACACAGACCTCCCACGCCAACACACTGAACACGCTGAGTAGTCAGATGAGTACGGCACAGACCGACATCACCACTCTGAAAAAGACCGTCAGCGACAACAAGACAGAACTTGCCAAGGGTGTAGCAGCCGTGCAGAGCGACCTCGACACGTTCAAGGACACCAAAGGAGCGGCAGGAGGACTTGCACCGCTGGACGAAAACGGACAGGTGGCATCGCAGTATCTGCCAAGTTATGTGGACGATGCCTTGGAATTTGGCTGCATCGTAAGTGATGTAACAGCGCAGATGTCTTCTGTATCTAAAAAATCAGATGATGAAAACTGCTCGGTTGCTTATAACAAGACAACCGACACTTTCTTACTGAAATATTCCAAGCCATCAGAGTCTGAATTTGACTTACGTCCGACTATCACTTACTACAACAATTGGCTCGATGGTGACTTGTACGGTGAAGCCACCATGAACGGCCGTGTGCCCCACAGCGGCAAGATATTCATGGACGTGAGCACGAACAAGACCTACCGCTGGGCAGGGACAAAACTTGCCGTAATCGGTTCAGACCTTGCGCTCGGTCATACCAGCGGCACCGCATTTCCTGGTAATGAAGGAGCCGACATTCAGGAACGTATGAACTAGGTGGAGAGTACAGCTGACATCAACCGTCAACTGATAGAAAATACCTCCACAGAACTACTATGTCGCAACACAATCAATGCTAATAACCTGCTATCGTTGGGCGAAAGGGAGGTGACACTATCAGTTGTGCTTGAAAAAATCTTCGATTTGGAGAACAGCGTGCGCTATATGAAGCCCGGTATTGTTCTATCATTCCTTTCAGAAACAGGCATACAAAACAAGCAGTGGACGAACTACGGCAAGAAAACAGAAACAGATTGGAAAACCGAGGCCAACTGGACTGACTTCGGCTCGAACGGCAGTGCCATAGGCAACACGGTGAATGTAAATGACATCTGCGATGATACTGAATACACCCTTTCTACCGCCATAAAAGCCGTGCTCGACAAGGAGAAAGAGAGCGGACTGTCGTATACGAAAGCAGGTGTTGTGCTGACCTACAAGACCGCAGACGTGACCAGCAACGGCTCGCCCAAATGGGAAGCCTACCAATTCACACGCAACGTAGAAGACATCAACCCAGCCGACTTGAAGCCGTGGGTGGAGTTTGGCGGAGGCGGCAACAATGCCGTACCCACCTCGGACACCCCAGAGAAAGACGGCAAGGAAGCCTTCTCGACAGGCGGCGCATACACCAACATACCCAACAACCTGCGCATCGACACCGAAACCCAAGGTGTGGTGAAACTCCAGCTGGAGAACGCCGAGCATGAAGCCGTGGGCGATGAGGTGCAGTTTGCCGTAGGCGGCGGTGGCGGAGAGAGCACAGGCACCATTGTGAGCATACAGTTTGAGCAAAGTCCGCTCTATGCCAAGGCAGGAGGCAGCGTGGTGATGAAAGCCGCCGTGCGAAGCATCACCACGCAAGGCAACAACGAGCTGAGCAACATGATAGAAAAGGTGGTTCTGAAAGACCGCGACACGGGACAGACCTTGGAGACTTTCATGTTCAACCGCGCCTCGTCAGCCAGCGGAGACACCTACGACTTCGAGATGGACGTGAGCAGCTACTTCGTGACCGCCACCACCAAGCGTTTCCAGCTCATTGCCTATGACGATGCAGGAAACACAGGCAGCAGAAACATCAACGTGAGTGGTGTAGATGTTACCATCAGCAGCGTGCAGACCCTCAACTACACGGCAAGTACCGCCCTTGCCGCAGGAGGAGCCGCCAAGAGCATACCGATGTACAAGTTCGCCAACAACGCATCGGACAAAGGCATCAAGGTAGTAACCGAGATATACCTAAACGGAGTGTGGCAGACACTCGGCACAAGTGTAGTTCTCGACACCTACTCGCACTCCATCACCATAGACCCGAAGAGCTGCTTGGGCGAGACACTGACACATGGCGCGTACCCCCTGCGCATACACGGAGAAGATGTAGGTTCGGGCGTGGTGGGCAACTACCTCCACACAGCCGTCATGGTGGTGGAGAGCGGCAACAACACCCCGATAGTGGCCATGCGCTGGTACACCGAGCAGTTGCAAGGCAAGAGGAAGCTCTACGAAAACATCGAGGTGGACTATGCCGTGTATGCAGCCGACACGGACGAGCCGCAAGCCGTGGTGTGGTATGACGGAGCGCAGGAGACCACCACCGTAGCCTACCGGGGACAGACCAGCACGTTCACCAAGCAAGTGCAGGAGAGCGTGCATGACGGCACAAAGAGCGTGTCGGTGAAAGTGATGTGCGGAGACACTTCATCGGAAACCGCCACATTCATTGTCGATGGCTCGCTTGTAGATGTGGAGGAAGTGACCACCATGCGCGAATTCAACATCACGATGGACTCACGCAGCAACGGAGAGACCGACAAGACTATCAAGGACGGTGCGGTAGAAATCACCGTTGAGAACTGCAACTGGTCGAGCAACGGATTTGTCAAGGACACCTACGGCACACCCACCTACGGCACGGAGAACGACAAGGGACGCATGGCACTCCGCATAGCCGAGGACATGAAAGCCGTGTGCTCGTTCAAGCCGTTCGCCAACACCAGCATCGAGCAGAACGGCATGGCACTGAGTTTCACGGTGAAGGTGAAGAATGTGGAAGACCGCACGGCACGCATCATCGACTGCCTGGGCGACAACCAGCTCGGTTTCTACTTGACTGGCGAGAAACTCGTGTTCACCTGTGATGGAGCAACCGCAGCCAACCCCGACGACTTGGGCGCACAGCAGACAGCCGTAGCCCTGTATGCCACTGACAAGGAGACACGTTTCGACATTGTGATAGAGCCGACCAGCATAGCCCCATACAGCGGCATAGGCTCCATCAAGATATATGTGAACGGAGACGAGGCCGCAGCCACCTATTACAATGCCGGGAAGTTTGCCCACAACGACATGCAGATAAAGTTTGACGGCACGAAAGCCGACATCTACCTGTACCGTGCCATCGGCTGGGCCACCTACTACAACTACCGACAGGCATTCAACAACTACTTGGTGGGACAGAAAGACACCGCAACCATGCTGACGGAGTACGAGAAGAACCAAGTGATGGCCTCGCAGACCGCAGAGGGAACAACCAAGGACAGGCCGACCATGCAAGCGTGCATGAACGCAGGACTATGCTGCGTGACCCTGCTGAAGAATGCCGACACCCCCGACATCGAGCAGAGCTACCCCGGCTACCTCGACAAGCTGGACGGAGACAAAAAGACCAAGGCATACTTTGACTGGGTAATCCGTTTCCCCGACAGGCCATGGCAGGACTGCAAGGTGTACAACGTGCCGACCACAAACCAAGGCACGACCTCATCGCTGCGGCCCGTGAAGAACAAGAAAGGCAAGTTCAAAGGCTGCAAGATAGAGATGCTCCACACAGAGGAGGACTTCAAGAACGACCCAGTGGCACTGGCCAAGTTCCAAAAGGCCAAGAAGATGGCCGCGAAGAGCCAAGTGCAGGTGATAGACGGAGGCTTGTGGGTAAAGACCATCACCATCAAGGTGGACTACTCCGACTCGACAGGCGCGAACAACGGAGCGACCATGGAGCTGATGAACAAGACCCAGCGAGCCATGGGAGCGGACTACATGACCCCAGCGCAGAACGCCTACAACGGAGGTGACACGATGAACACCAGCATCGACAGCGTGACGTGCGCCCTATTCCGCACCGACCAGCAGAGCGTGGACGCGACCAACGAGACCTACGCCTACTTCCATGCCAAGGCCAACTTCAACGTGGACAAGGGCAACCCCTCTTTCTTCGGCTTCGAGAAAGTGAGCGGCTACAACGGAGATTGCTTGAACTATGGCGACTTCAAGGAACTCGTGGCAGAGAAAGGCCAAGACATCAACATCTTCAAGGTACAGACCCTTGCCAAGAGTGACGAACTCATAGCCTCGAACATCTACATGCTCTCGGAGTACTGCGGCGAGAAGCACATCTTCCTGGAGAATGACGGTACGGGAAAAATGGCAGAGTGTGATGCTACCGCCGACCCGACCGAAGTGGACAAGAGCCTTGCCGAAGTCATTGCCGATGATGTGAAGAACTATGACTGGGGAACGGTGTACTTGACCAACGACTACAAGTATGTGAAGTACACAGGCGGCAAGTGGAAAGACACCACGGGCAAGATGCAGTATGACCAGAGCGTGAAGAAATGGACGGTGACAGGCAGAGTGCTGAACCCTGTGGAGTGCTTCGAGTACTTGAAGTATGACAGTCTGTGCTGGCTGCAAGGCGTGAACGGCATCGAAGACATGATGAAGCTCGACCCTGCCACAAGCAAACCCATCTGGCTGAGTTACTACGAAAGCCGATACCCCGATGATGACGACTTGAACGACCTGTATGCGCAGGGCAAGAAAGTGCCGTACCGCCTGTACAAGTGGCTGCGGTGGACGCAAGACTGCTCGCAAGACCGCACAGAGGCAGACGGCGACATCACCATTCACGGCAAGACCGTGGCAGGAACCAAGGAGAACCGTCTGAAGAAGTTCTGCGAAGAGCTGCACGAATGGGCCAACGTGAAATCCACATTGTCGTATGTGGTGGGCAGCGACTATGTATTGGCCGTTGACCAGCGAAGCAAGAACATGATGATAACGTTCTACCTCGACACCAACGGACTGGTACGCGCCTACTTCAACCACTGGTATGATGGTGACTGCGTGTGGCTCTCGGACAACGACTGCGGTGTGACCATACCTTGGGACTTGGACAGCAAGGCAGACCCCAAGCACTACTACCAAGGCTGGAACTCGGTGATGTTCCAGCAAGCGTATGCAGGAGACAAGTTCTGGCTTGACGACAAGGGCAGCACCACAGCAACACTGCATGATGTGGCGCAGGATATGCGCACGGCAGAGGCAGACGGCATCAAGATATTCTCGGCAGACGGCTGCAAGAAGCTGTGGATAACCGACCGCATAGACAAGTGGGCGAAGATAACCAGTTCGTTTGACAACGAGCGCAAATACATAGAGAACTCCAAGGCAGGAGCCAACTACTACTATGCCGTACACGGACTGAGGTATGAAGACCTGCCTGTAACGTTTGAGAAGCGTTTCGCCTATCGTGACGGTTTCTACCAAGTGGGCGAGCTGTACACCAACCCATTCAAGATGCGTGCCGTAGGTACAGACATCAGCATCAAGATAACGGCAGCGCAGGACGCATTCTTCGGACTGGGTGTAGACCGTGCAGACGCTTGTGTGGACAGCTGTTACCTCAAAGCAGGAGAAAGCTATACGCTGAAGAGCGGCATGACCGCCACAGGCTCGGGAACGATGCTCTATGTGTTTGGTGCGAAATACCTTGCCAGCCTTGACGTGAGCGGCTGCACACCAAAGGCAGAGGGCTGGGACATCAGCAACTGCGACCTGCTGCAGGAGATAATCATCGGCGGTGAGGACTACACACCAGAAGAAGGCAGCGGAGCCATCACCCAGCTGAACATGGGCAATAAGAGTTTCTTGAAGCGCATAGACGTGCGGAACACGAAGATAACGAGCATCATAGCCTCGTACTGTCCACGACTGACCGAGGTGCTGGCGAGCGGTTCGCAACTTGCGAGCATTGACTTGGCAGAGACCGCCCCGATAGAAACGCTACAGTTGCCCGGTACTATGACCACACTCTACTTCAAGAACCTGCCACGGCTGACCTATCCCGGCGGACTGACCATTGAGGGCGGCATGAGCAAGGTGACGAAGATGTTCTTGGACGAATGTCCGAAGATAGACACCATGACCTTGCTGCGGCAGATAACCACGGCAGGAGCGTTGAAGAGTGTGCGCATACCCGGCATCAATGCCACGGCAAGTGTGGAGATGCTGCGCGCTATCAAGAATAGCGGAGCCGTGGGAATAGATGCCAACGGAGCAACCTACGATGAGAGCGGCCAGTGTAGTGGACTGTTGGGCCGCTGGATATTGACAGAGTTGGTGGAAGATGAAGAGGTGAAAGCCCTGCAAACGTACTTCCCCAGACTGACCGTCATCAACTCGCAGTTCTCCATGGTGAAGATAGACGATGTAGTGAGCGGCGACTTCTGCGAGAAATACAGCAATCCCGAGAACGAGACAGGTGCCGACTACGACAAGACATTCGTGGCAAGCGGACACACACTGAAAATCGTGCAGAACACCCATGCCTACAAGTGTACCTACAACAGTAAGTTGAAACAGATGGAAGGCAGACAACTGAGCGACACCGACTTCAACCGCCTCATTAACGGCGAAACCTTTGATGTGGGCGACAGCGCAGGAGAAGGCTTCGACATCTTCCACCATTTGCCCCACTTCTGGTACAAAGGTGTGAACGACTACAAGAACCAAGTAAAGTATATCTTCCACTCAATGACCGACAACGAGCCGCTGACCACCGTAGGCAAGAAGAAAGAAGCAATGCTTTCGGAGTTGCTCTATGCCGAGAATACAGGCATCTATGCAGACGAGGCGCAGGAGGGCGAGACCATCGGCGACAACATCATCACGACAGCCGCCAACGTGAATGCCTACCGCATGGACGTGGAAGGCATGAAGCAAGTGAGGTGGCCTGGACTGAACCATGCAAGGCTCGGAGCCGTGTTCACCGATGCGAGCGGAAAGATAGTAGGCAAGTTCATCATGATGGTGAGCCACACCTACTTTGACTTCACCATAGGCAAATATGTGTTCTATGATGTGCCGAACGGTGCCAAGTGGATGTACTTCACATCGTATCGCGACATCGAAGACACCATGTGTCTTGCCGTTGACAGCGAGAGTTTGGAAGCCATAGAACCCGAATGGACGGAGCATACCGTGGGCGATGTGGACAGCCTCGTTGGAACGTACCCCATAACCATAGACGGACTGAAACGCCCCCGAAGCATATCGGGAGCGGTGCGTTCGAAGAAAGGCGACGGAACATCGCAGACCTCAAACGAATGGGCATACGACAGCGAGGGCAACCCGACGGAGATGCCTAACGGCACGTTGCACTTCACCGACAAGGACTTCCAGAACTGCTGCCGTATGCGTGGCGAGGGTTATCAGTTGCAAGACTACGAGATGCACAAGGAGATAAGCAACCTGTGGTGGGCAACGCACGGCACGACCAACGAGCAAGCCGTTGTGGGCAACGGAGCGCATGATGCGATACTGAACAGCCGCGACAACATAGGCATGGCCGACACCGCCTATGTGGGCAATGCGATGAACTCAATCATGGGCTTGAAGCACTATGTGGGCTGTGACTCGGAGTGGATGGACTACATAGCAGGAAACGTGAAGAGCTACACCGAGTTCTACAAGAACAGATGCGTGGAGACAAGCGATGACCCAGTGGACTATGTGTTCCACATCTACGACCCTATAAAGAAGACAGAGCGCATGGTGCAGAGTGTTACCAGTGGCGGCAACTGCGTGGTGAGAGTGGTGCATGGAGCCAAGTGCGACATATTGCCCAGCAAGGTGCATCAGACCGACACCAGCAAATACACGACCCACTATGCGGCAGGACTATGGTTCCCCGGCAGCAGAGGCCGCTGTGTTCTGCGGTCTGGCTACTACTCGCTTGCGCTCGGCGGTCTCGCTTTTGCGGGCGCGCTCTACGCTTCTTCGTACTCGTACACGAGCTACGGCGGTCGGCTGGCCTTCCGCGGAAAATTCGTGATTGTTGACTAAGCGGAAAGCGAAAGCTCGAAAAAAGCGTCAGAGGGAGAGCCGACGAAAGGAGGCTGCTCCCTCTCCCTTTTTATCTCGCGTCAGCGAGATTTTTTATAGGCTCTGCAAAATAAAAGTAAAAGTTGTATGATATATCAACTTTTTGTATTACCTTTGCACCATGAACTCAGAACGGAGAATACTGGTTTACAAAGATTATTTCCTCACGTTCTACCGCGCCTTGGAAGCAGGAGCGCAGAAGAAGATAGACTATGTGCTTGATGTGCTGAAGATGCAGGACAGAGTGAGCGAAAAATTTGTAAAGTACATAAAGGATGGTCTCTATGAAATAAGAGCCTCCTACAATGGTAATATATATCGAGCGTTCTTCATTTTCGACGAGGGCAACATCGTGATGCTCTTCAACGGCTTTCAGAAGAAAACCCAGAAGACACCCTCCAAAGAGATAGACAGAGCACTTGAACTTAAAAAGGAATATTATGCAGGAAAGAAATGACATTAGCAGTTTTGATGCCATTCTTGACGCCAAGTATGGAGCAGTAGGAACTGCGGAAAGAGAGGCTTTCAGAAAAGAAGCCACCAACTATTGCGTGGGACAGATTATCTATGATGCCCGTAAGCAGGAGCACATGACCCAATCTGACCTCGCAAAGAAAGTCGGTACGGACAAGACCTACATATCACGCATAGAGAAAGGTGTGATAGAGCCTGGTGTGGGAATGTTTTTCCGCATCATTGACGCTTTGGGACTAAAAGTGGACATTGTGCGTCCGATAGTATAACAAGAAACAAAAGGCAGAAAATCCCACGCGCCGCTGTGTTCTGCGGTCTGGCAACAACTCGAATGCGAACAGCGGTCTCGCTTATGCGAACGCGAACAACGCTTCTTCGAACTCGAACACGAACTACGGCGGTCGGCTGAAATTCTAAGTGGTACTTAATCGGGGGACTCTGACGTGGCACGAGGATTGCCGCAAACAAACTCCGAGGGATTAGAGCCTCGGCAACAGCATGATAAACGAATTATGGAAAGCCGGAACACGACATTAACCACATGTGGGGAGTGCGCAAGTATCTCCCCACAGGACAGGAAGGCTGTCAACACATTGGAAGACTTGTTAGGACAGGTAGAAGCACCGACTTCTATCTGTTTTCCTTTATATAACCTCATCCCGGAAATTATTTCGGACGAAAACATGGAACGCTCGTTCAAGCGTGTCATGTCGAACCTTCATAACGCAGACACGCGAAGCGGAATAAAATGGAGGGAGACAGTTGTTATAGATGGTGTGGAATGTACTCCACGCATGGTGCGCTATATGAGACGCAAGAAAGAAATTATTGCCGAGTTGAAAGAACAAATAGGTAATGGAACTTTCCGCGTTGTTCGTTTATCCTCGTTTGAAGTGGACGATGGTCCGAAGAGAAGAATGGTTCAAGCACCTCCTGTTGTGAAACGTATAGGCTGCAATGCCATCATGGAGATTGTGGAAAAACACCTTTCGCCATTGCTAATTGAAAACACGGCAGCTTCGATAGAAGGACGCGGCCCACACGGACTATTCCACAAGATGCAGGAAGTTAGAGCCGAGAACCCCGACCTTATATATTATTATCAAAGCGACTATAAAGGATATTATGACCACATACTGCACGACAAGATGATAGACATCATCAAGCAGTATATTGCCGACCCGATATTACTCCCTATTCTAATAGACTTTGTGAAGGTGTTGCACCCGGATGGCAACGTAGGCATCAGCAAGGGACTACGCTCCTCACAGTTCTTCGGCAACCTGTATCACAATGACATTGACCATGCCATGATAGAGGAATGTGGAAAGGATAATTACAACCGCTTTTGTGACGACATATACATATATGGAGACAATAAAAAAGAGTTGTGGAAACACAGGGACACACTGCACAGACTAAGTAAACCCTACAATTTGATAATCAAGACGAGCGAGAAGGTAGCCCCAGTGAGCGCAGGAATGGACGCACTGGGGTATATTGATTACGGTGACCACTCACGAATACGCAAGCGTACAAAAGTAAATGCTGCAAGGAAACTCGCAAAGATAAAGTCGAGAAAGCGAAGACAACAAATTATAGGCTCGTTCAAAGGAATGGCATGTCATGCAGACTGCAAACATTTATATTACATTTTAACAGGTAAAAGAATGAAGAAATTTTCTGAAATGGGCGTGACCTATACCCCTGCGGACGGCAAGAAACGTTTTCCGGGCAAGGTGACACGTTTGGGAGACATCGTGAACATCACGATTGAAATCCACGATTACGAGACACTGGACACAAAGTTTGGCGAAGACCGCTACTTGGTGTCGTTCAAGAACCCTGTGACGCAGGAATGGGGCAAGTTTTTCACCGCATCGGACGAGATGAAAGGCATCCTCGACCAGATAAGCGACATCGAGGACGGCTTTCCGTTTGAGACTGTCATCAAGTGCGAACAGTTTGACGGAAACAAGAGAAAGTATAACTTTACTTAGAAAGTAAGTAATGAACGTAAAAAGATAACGTGCCAATCCACACGTTATCTTTTACTTTTGCCGTAAATCATAAAAATCAATGGAAAAGATTTACGGAGCAACAGAACGGCACGACTGCATAGACCAGACAGGCCGTGAGAAATGGATTTTATTCTATGGCTTCGGAAAGGACGATGAAACGAGTGAAAGAGGATGGGAATATCGCCACACTTTCACACGAAAGCCGAGCCTATCCGAGGTAAAGCAACTTATACTCGACACTATCAATGCAGCCACAGAAGAAAAGATAGAGCGTGACTTTGAGTGGAATGGACAATCTATTTGGCTATCCAAAGAAAACCAACTGAATTTTACTGCCATAAGGCGAAGTGAGAGCGTAGAATATCCGCTTAGGCTAAAAGTGAACGAAACCACAGAGGGCAATGCCGTGTACATGACCTTTGAGGACAGGACAGCATTTGCCAAATTTTCAGATGCCGTTACAGTTCATGTTTTACAAATGTGGCAGGAGGGTTGGAAAGAAAAAGACAACATAGACTGGGACAAATTCAAAACATAAAGGATATGAAGAAGATTATCAAATGGCTCAGAGAGAGCAACAGAAGCAAGCATATTGTCGGCGGCATGTTGATAGGCTTGGGTGCTGACAGCGCCTATTGCGCAGCGTATGCCGGGGCAGGTGTGGCAGGAGCCTTGGAACTGAAAGACAAGTTGTGGGGCGGTGAGTGGGACTGGATAGACTTCGGCTGCACGTTGGCCGGAGTGGTTGTGGGACGACTAATCAGAGCGAGCGTATGGGAATAGTATTCAAGCTATGGAAGACAGGCGCAATGGTGGTGGGCGGCATGGTAGGCTGGATTGTGGCAGAGTTCAGACCCACATTCCCACTGATAGTGGTGGCCATCATCTTCATACTATATGACGCATGGACCGCTTTCAAACTGGACAAGCGCGTGCATGAGGTATACCCCGACAAGACGAGCCGGGAGAAAGCCAAGTTTACGAGCTTTGCCTTTGGCAAGGTGGTGAAGCAGACGATACCGAAAAGGCTGTGGCTCATCATACTGGCATACTTGGCAGAACACTGGGTGTTCATCCACATGCAGGTGCCGCTATCATACGTGTTGACAGGTGTGATATGCTTCGAGCAAGCATGGTCGATACTGGAGAACGAGAGCAGTTGCCGCCCGGAGGCAGAGCACCGCTTCTGGAAGCTGCTGCAGCAGATAATGGTGGACAAGACAGCGAGACACTTTGACGTGAACCTCGACAAACTAAAAGACGAAGAAGATGGTAAAAATACTGATTGACAACGGCCACGGCGAGAACACGCCCGGCAAGTGCAGCCCCGACAAGCGGCTGCGGGAATACGCCTACGCAAGAGAGATAGCACGGCGCGTGGAGAAATGCTTGAAGTGCAAGGGCTACGACGCACAGCGCATCGTGGTGGAAGAGACAGACATTCCCTTGTCGGTGCGCTGCAAGCGAGTGAACGACATCTGCAAGCAGGTGGGAACGAAGAACGTGCTATTAGTGAGCATACACAACAATGCGGCAGGAGCCGACGGCAAGTGGCAAGTGGCACGCGGCTTCTCTGCCCATGTGGGGCTGAACGCATCGAGCAAGAGCAAGATGCTGGCGCAGTATCTGTGGAACGAAGCCATACAGCAGGGGCTGAAAGGCAACCGCAGTGTGCCAGCGGCACCATACATCGCGCAGAACCTTGCCATTTGCAGGGACACCGCTTGCCCGGCAGTGCTGACGGAGAACCTGTTTCAAGACAACAAGGAAGACGTGGAACTGCTGCTGAGCGAGGAGGGCAAGGAGAAAGTGACTGCCACTCATGTGAACGCTATTGTGGAATTTATCAAGGACTACTATGGGTAAGAAGATTATATTTTGGGGCATCTGGTTTTTAATATGGATGTTAGGTTGCGTTTCTTGGCATCGTTTCGTGGTAAAAACGATGCCAAGAGAAACGGACACGACAAAAGTAACGGTGATTGACACCATTCCATACTATAAGCCTGTGGCAAAGGACAGTGTGGTGGTGAGGTATGAGAGGGTGAAGCTGCCTACCAGTGACGATAAGCCTTACTATGCCTCACTAAGCCTTACTAAGCCTGTGGATAGTGTGGGCAGAGTTACAGACAGCGTTACTGTTGAGCTACCCATCACGCAGAAGTGGTATGGGGACAGCACCTACACGGCATGGGTGAGCGGCTACAATCCTACGCTTGACAGCATCTATGTGTATCCACGGCATGAGACGGTGACCATCACGAACACGTTAAGGCAGAAGCCACGGCGTTGGGGACTGGGCGTGAGTGCCGGGTACGGCGTGACGGCTCATGGAGCGCAGCCGTATATAGGCATTGGCGTGCAGTATAACATCGTTTCGTTTGGCAAAAGAAGGTAAGCTATGGAAATAGAACTGAATGTAAAGAAGAATGAGGTACTGGAGGAGGTGGCAAAGACATCTTCCTACTCGGGCAGTAAAATGACCGAAGACGAGGGTGCCTACGAACGCATTTTCACAACCGATGCCGACCGAGAAATGCTTGAACGCTTCTGGAGTGAGAGTCAAGTGGCAGTGTGCGAGGCCATGAAGAAGTTCTTGGCAGACGAGGGGGAAACCGATGACGGCTACACGGTGAGTTTGGAGTTGTCGAAATCGTTTGACGATGTGCTACAAGGAAGCATGGAGAAAGAGCTGTTCAGCTTCTTTGTGATGAACATTACCGCCAAATGGTTTGCCTTTACCAACAAGAAAGAAGCAGGAGACTACGGCACGGCGGCACAGGAGCTACTTGTAGGTGTGAGGAAGAAAGCCTTGTACAAAAAACGACCTACACGCCCGACCTACACGCCTGGGCCAAGCAAAACTCCACGCCCACCCATTATCAGCGAAGAAACAGAATTACAAACAAAAGAATAAACAACTATGGCAGAAAGCAAGAAGACACTCACTGTAACCTTAGAGGTGAAGGAGTTGATGTTTGACATCATGAACAAAGCCTATCTTACGGGCGAGGCACGCGAGGCGGCTGGCACAAACTACGAGGAAGCATCGAAGATGAAGGCAAGCGAGGACGAGGAGAATTCGTATCAGTTGCGCCGTTCGCTTGCCAATGCGTTCTCGACGCTAAAAAGTTTGCTCGGCGAATATCTGAACGAAGACACGGACACCACTGGCAACAAGCTACAGACAGCGATAGACACGGACGGACAGCTAACCTTGGAGTTCAAGCTGCCCAGCAATTTCAACAATGCGTCGGCAGACTCGCTGGGCAACGGCATACACGCCTACTTGGTGGACAACGCCTTGGCGGAATGGTTCACGATAACCAACAAGAACGATGCAAAGGACTATGTGGACCACGGAGCAGCGAGCCTTGAGGTTGTGAAACGTGCGCTATACAAGCGCAGTAGGCCGACACGTCCACAATACTAAAGCGGAGGGCGAGGCATGAATTGTTGTTGCGAAGACAAGAAGAATGTGAAACTGGTGTTCCGTAGAGAACAACTGCTTTACGACATAGGCAACTATGCCTTTGTAGAGGGAGACTTGCTGGGCGACGATGCCGAACACATAGCCCACCAAGTGAAGGACATCGTGGAAGACGGCAACGTGGACAGAGTAACGCGTGTGCTAAACCTCGCACATACGGAATGTGTGGAAATGCTTTATCCTTACACCAAGAAAGCACTTGGCGAAGATGAAGTAATGGATGACACGCTTGAAATACCAGACACATACGAGATAGAAATGACGGTGCCAGCAACATTCGCCAGGACAACGATGCTGTTGCTTGTGCAGTCGATACACGAATACATGGTGTGCCGTGTGTTGCAGGACTGGCTGAGCATGACGAGCGTGCAGAGTGCGCCTGTGTGGGACGACAAGCTGCAAAGGATAAAGAAGAAAATACAGTCGGCATTGCTCTCGAGGATGCGATATGTGAGACGGAAGCTGAAACCTTTTGGAGGGAGTGCTTACTAAGCCTTTCTACGCCTTTAATAAAGGAGGATGTGTTAAAGTGAAAATTAACATATCCTCCTTTATTATTGCGTCAGCGTGGGCGGTTGGTTAGCCGTGGTGTGTAGGAAGTTGTAAAACCATAGATGCGCTCGTCTTTCTGGAGATTGCAGACGAGGACAAGACGGAAATACTTGTAGGGTGTGCCACGGAAGCCGCGCAAGAAATGGTCGCGGCTGCTCCATACAACGTGCCATGAATAGAGATTGTTGGAGCCGTAAAGCAACTGCGACACATGACCAGTATGGAATGTGCCTCGCTGAATAATGGTGTCGATAGTCTTGTGCAAGTCGGGCTGACCAAACTTGAAAGGACGCGTTACAACAAGAGCCAAAGAGCCATCGGCAGAGGATGAAGAGAAATCGACAAGATTGCCGTGAGTGTCCATAGCAAGAGCGTCGGGATAAGAGTTAATATTGGACTGAATGTCGGAGCGCATCATACCCCATTGTCTGGAGTCGATGGAAAAGACATAGGCATAGCTGTAATTGGGGTTATATACAACAATGCGCTGGTGGGTGTAGTCGTAAATCATGCGACAATTGGCAAGAAACGTACGGAACGGGGCAACGGTTATTTTCTCCATTAACAACTTGTCGTCGGCTGGTGCCTGTCGGTTGTATTCGGTAAGCACAAAGTCGAAGCCCGGCAGCGATGAAAGGCTGAACGGCGAGTCGGTGTCGATAGTATCGGTGAGACACTGTGTAGTGGAACCGCTGATTTGCATGATGCCCCGGTCGGTGGCAAAGAGTACGGCAGAGTCGGTCTGCGTGATGCTTTTAGAATTGATGCAGACATCGCGCGTAACAGGCTGTTTGGCAGAATAAGTGCCAGTGCTGCTGACCTCCAACGCCCAAACACCCTCAGTGGTGAAAGCATAGAGAGGGAACTGACCGAACTGTCCCTGCGAGAGAGCCTTGACAGCAGAACATATGCCCTTTATCTCGCCTGTACCCACGGAGTTGATGCCGAGGACGGGGAAATAGAAAGGATTGCCCACCTCGGAAGTGTAGATTTTATTTGGGACATCTATTGTGCGGTCGGAAATGCTCGATACGGTAGGAGTTGTACCTTTCTGTTCTGGATTGTCCCAACCTCCAAAATAGAATGAACCATTAAGGAAACCATGCTGCTCGAGCTGCACCTCGTATGGTGAACCAAAAACGTGCCACTTTACAATGACAGCCTTGTAGGCATTGACATTAGGATAGTATATGAACAACATTGGAGCATCATAGTTGCCCAATTGATATGCATCCCCTTTCACAATAATATCCCTGCCGTCCTGCTTGATGTAAATGTATATAGAATAGGCAGCCTTGTCGTCAAAGTATGTAGGGGTAATGTACTCATCATTCCAATTGCCGACATATCCATCTGTATAACAAAATACAGATGCCGCGTTATAGCCAGAAAACAACATTTTCTTTATGTTCGCAATATTGAGGCGAGAGTTGTACGCGAAAGCATAGCGAGGAACAATTGTGTCGTGACTGTCATAATCATCTGTCATTACCTCGCGCGTGACGAGTGACTGAAGATAATCCTCTTCGATGTCGAGCAACGTGCGTGAAGTAGTCAGAGCCTCAATCTTTATACTCTCCAGCATATAGAATTGCGATGTGGATTTGATGTCCTCTTTTACAGCATCAACCGACCTACGAGGCAATATCAAACGTCCAGCAGGATATGTGAAATTTGTCGGGTCATAAGTGAAAGCATAGAGTTTATTGAATGTATGCTTCTGATAGCGCAAAGGATAGGTATTGGTTGAGGCTGCTTGGTTAGTGTGCTTACACACACAATATGAGTCTATTTCAGAGGATGCAGCAAAACGTTCACATTTACCATTCTGGTCGTAGGTGTATATCGGTTTGGAACAGAATATGTCAACAGAGCGCACAATGTCCTTCCAGTTGGAAAGGTTGTTGATATACGATTGCTCGATAACTGCATAGTCCAATTTGTGAACCATTGCGACAACACGCATTGTAGCCTCCTTGTATGAGCCTTTTCCACGGATGTGGTTCCAGAAAACTTGTGGCGACAAGTCGGAAGATGCAATCATGAGAATGGGTGCAGAGTGCATCGTAAGCGAACCATCATAGAGACGATAAGCATAGCGAATGAAGAAAGGATAAATGAAGCGTCCTTTGTTAGTGCTTTCCTCTGCGATGAACTTATTCACCTTTGCCAGAACTTGGTCTGTAACCTTAGTCTTGTTATCATCGGAGAACTCCTTAAAAATGTCGCCTTCACTTATGCCATTGAAATTGATGGTGAATTCATCTGTGCGCACCAATTCGCCTTGCAAGCCAAATGCCAGCGGACACTCTGGTATCTTTGAGCCTAAGTAGAGATAGCCGATGGATCCACCTTTCCATAGATAATATTGCACACCTGTCTCAGTGAGGAATATAAGCGTATTTCCCACTGAGGTGACATTTATGCAGCCATTTACAACACCAATGTTTTCTCTCGTATCTGGAGTAGTCTTGTCAAACCATGTATATGATGTGCCATTCCGTGTGATATAATGCTCGTAACCAGAAGTCTTGTGAATAAACACTATCTCCTCGCCCTCGCCAAGTTTGAACTTGACAGCTGGAGCAAGAATAGGTTTCAAGGCTCCGTCCTCGGGAATGACACCGAGGGAGAGCGAGAGGTCGCCGTCGGGACATTCGTAGTCGGCAGGGACGGCAGAAAAGCCATTGTATTTAGTTTCCTTAATCATGATAAGCGAGAGTTATGAGTGATACATGAGTAGTGTCGCAGATAGTACGCACCTCGCCAGCGGCAATGCGCAAGCAGCCGTCGGCATGGCAAGCACGGCTGACGGCTGCATACAGTCGGCGCGAATAAGCACGAAAGTGCCTCCCCCTCTTGTTGGAGGGGAAGCACTGTGCCTCGAAGCGTCCGCCGAGTGGCGAACGGTTGCGAACGTAGATGTAGTATTCGTAGCCATCGAACTTGATGTCGATGGTATCTCCAGACTGTAGTGAGAGCAGCCTTGAAAGCCGCGCCGAGATGTCGATGCGTCCGTTGGGGAAGAACGAGATGTCGGCGCGGCGATTGTTACCGATGAGACTTTGCATAGGCCCTGGGAGGTATTAAGAGATAATAGACACGCCCATCGGGTGTGCGACATAGCGACACGGACAGCTTGCAACGTGCCGCATGAGGCAGACCGAGGTCGTAGAAGATGCGACCGACGGAGGGGCAAAGCGTCTCGAAGCCGACACAATGGTAGCGGTCGTTATACTGTATGTCGCAGAGCTGCGTAGGCTCGTCAATAGGTGGCGAGACCATGAACCCGAACGAGTGCTTGTCGGGTACACGGAACACGAACACCTGTGCAGCAGCACCCTCTGCGGCACGCTTCTGCATATCGCGGAAGAGCAGCCGTGAGAGAGTGACAGAGTTATCGGCAGGGTCGAGAATGACATAATGTCGGAGCGACAACAACCATGCCTGTATTTTGCGAAATAGATGCTTCATGTGGGCGAAGTTAGGAATTAGTGATGAAACGAGCGGTTTAACTATTAATACTCGTGGCGTGAGCGGAATGAGATAGTCTCGATGTAGGTGAACGAGAGCGTCTGCATCAGTTCATTGCGATGCTTGAGGGCTTCGTCCTTGGTGCGGAATATGAAAGAGCAAATCTCCTGTTTGTCGGTGCCGCGAGTGCCAACGACATTGGCGTAATACTTGCGGCCGAAAAGGAACGCAAATATTTCTGTAAGTGGTGTTGTGTACATTGTCTTGTGATTTAGAGTGTTGTACCAACAGCGAGAAGAGGCAGCAGCATTTTGAACTGCTCTACATCCTTATTACCTTCCAACACTTTTTCCGGAACGATGACATAACCTTTATCCGCAATGCGGTCAAGAGCCTTGGTCGTCTCATCAATTTCCTCCTCCCTTGCGCCTCCGATAGTCATAAGGGAAATGGCCCTGTTGATGTCTCTCTTGCTCATGGAGAAGCAAGTCATTGCAACTTGACCCTCCTGCAACTCGTTGTAAGCTCGCTCGAACACATCCTTTGGCGACCAAGAGTCGTAGGTGGAGCCGTCGGGGTTGGTGTACTGGACATGGTAGCCGTCGCGCCATTCATGGCTGTCGGTGTTCTTACGGGCGAAGCCCTTTTCTACTGCGGCCTGTTCGTTCATCGGTTCGGCCATGACCTTTTTAATTCCAAGATACTGTTTCATAATTGTTTTTTGTTTTCAAGTTTATTTCTAAGTTTAATGTCGTAATACAGATTGACAAGAAATTGCTCTAAGTTCCAACGTTCTTGCAACACTCCATGAAAGCGGTACTTTTGGTGGCATATTGGACACTCACAGACTTTCATAAGCCCCCAAGGAGTATCACACCACCCGATGTATATTTTGTTGCCATCATCAAGACCACCATCGTCGTCATTAGGGCATTGCAGGGTGTTGCTATAGGGAATTGACTCCCAGTTGCTTATTTTCATAGCAAGAAGCTTTGCTGTTATTTGGTCTTCTTCCATAAGTTTTACTTATTGAGTATTCGCATGATGTTGTCGTAGGAAGACTGCTTGTACTGCTGCTCAAACTTGCAAAGGTTATCTCGCATATCGTCATTTATGCAGTCTCCCCAGTACCCCATTATGCGAGAATACATAAGGTCGTATGTTTCTTGGATACATAACTTGATAAGCCTCTGCTGCTTGATGTTCTTACGGAAAGAAAACAGCGAGTAGAAAATACGCTTAATTATTCTGCGTGTCTTATTCTCCTTTTGCATCACCATAGGTGGAAAATGCGCGTTTCTTAATCCTGCTTTTACAATTCTGTTGTATTCGGATACGCTTATTGTTATTGTGGGTTCTTTCATTGTTATCTCCTTTCATCAATTCGGGGTTGTCGTAGATGTTGCCAACGATTTCGATGTCTTCGTTACGCCAGTATAATGTAACTACAGGCTCATGGAACCTAAAGTTATCCTCGATAGTAGTAAGCATAGGACATGGGGTATCCTCTAAATCTGCGACATACCCTATTGTTTTTCCATTGCTCGCAATGATGTCGCCCAGAAAAATTTCCTTATGATTTTTGTCGTACATGCCCAAGTTCATGCCCAGCGTATGTTCGTCAACACTGGTGGCAGAGTCTTCGTCCGCAGACCAGTCCTCTATAATATGTGGTTCGCTGCGTTGTGAACCCGTCCATACGAGGTCGCCATAGAGCCAGCGTCCAGAGCCGATGGCCTTTGCTCGAAATTTAATGTCTCTCATTGTTTTGTCGTTTTCAGTTCTTTGATAAGAGCATCTGCAAAACAGACAGCAGATTTTGCTATTTCGTCTGGTGGAAGAGAGTCATTCCAAGCCGTTCTTTTGTCTTCTCTGTTCGATAGATAAACAGCAGACATCATTTCTTTGGCTATCTCGTAACGGCGTTGTTCCCAAACGGAGTTCCAGTCGTAATCTGTCCCCGACATGAGGATTGTTCGGGATTGGGCAGACAGGTTTTCCTCTTTGAGCAAGGCTTCATAAGTCAATGGTTCGACACCTAACTCATTGTTCTCTTCAGAAAGAGCAAGGCATCTTTCTCGTTTGAATTTTTCAATGTCAGCCTTGAAAGGGATTATTACTTGCAGTTCGGATAACAAGCCTGCCGTGTAGTTGATACGGTCTTTCAAGATGACTGCACGCAGCATCTTGTCAAATAGTTCTTTGCTTATACTCATGTTTGATGTATTTATGATGTTGATACTTGTATTTTGGCGGCAGCATGTGGAGCGTGCCGTTGACGGTGTAGAAGAATGGGAAATGTGGGTTGGTGTTGAGCATATTATTGTGATGTACGGAAAGAGGGTTCGTTGCCGAAGTCGATGATAAGCATCATTTCGCGGAAGCGGTCGGCAATGCGTTCGTCGTAGTAGTCCTTAATCTCGGACGGTGCGAGGTTGGACGTGGCGAGCGTGGTGAGCTGTAGGTCGTAGCGGTAGGACAGAATGTCCTTGGCAGCGGTGACGAACTCGCCATAGTTGAGGCTTTCGGCAGGTTCGACACCGAGGTCGTCGATGGCAAGCAACTCGATGTCGCGCAGATGCAGATAGCGTGATACATCTTCGCGGTTGTCTCGCGTGGGAGAGGTGTAAGCTTTGGCAAGGCGCACAAGTTCCTTGGCAGATATTATCTCGAAACCGGGACGGAACGGAAGGTAACGGTCGTCGGACGATGATGTCTCGTCGCTACGCAGCCAGAAGACAAGCGACTGCAAGGCACGGATGATAGTGGTCTTGCCGTTGCCACGATTGCCGCATAAGAAGAGGCCAAACGAAGAGTCGGAACCTGTGAGCCAACGTGCAATGTCCCAAAGGTGACGCTTGTAGCCGTCGTCGGCACGAAACGTGCGGAAACGACTCTGCACCTCGGTGCAACATGACGCATAGAGCATGGTATAGACCTGCTCGGGAGTGTATGGCAGTCTAAAACGAGGAGCCATAGTCTTTTTTTTGCGCTGCATCAGCTGAGAGAACACTTCCCGAACGCTTAGCGTTGTGTCTTTGCTTATCTGCTTCATTGGTAGTCTTTGAGGTTATGATGCGAAGCCATGAATTGAAATGGTACTTGGCATCCTTGATTGAGTCGTGTCGGTCCTTACCGTTGGCGAGGCACTCGGCGCGGAACTCGTCGAGGCGCAGCCGGAGGTGCTGAATGTCGGTGTGGTGGAGACATTGCAGTGTGTCGAGCCATGTAGTGTCGGACTTGAGTAGTTCAATCTCCTCGTCGAGAGTGAGATTGCCGAGAGAGGGAGAAGCGGTGTCGCTGTTATCGTTGGTCGGTAAGCCTTTCTGAGCCTTACTGGGCCTTTCTGAACCTTGGCGAGGCTCTGTCTGCTTAGGCTGAGGCTTGACTGTCTTGCGCGCACTCTTCTTTTTGGTTTCTGACTGCTTCGTTTTTTTGCAGGAAGCAGCTTTGCATATAGGGTTGTCGGTAGCTGTGAGCAGGTTGTATTCATCGATGCCGCAGATGCGCTTAGACTGTAAGCAGATACGCTGGTAACGTTGTTGAATGCCTTTGGACGTGAGCACCTGTTCTGTGTCGAACAGAGTCTTGGAGAACAACCCGAGTAACAGGCAGGTATTGACGACCTCGGATATATACACCTCTTCAAATCCCGTGAGTTCCGAGCAGATGAAAGGCAACTCCTTATCCCACCGCATGTAGTACCCTTCCTTGTAGATACAACAGAGCAGGAGAGCATATACCGTAACGGCCTTGCCACCTTGATACTTGATTAGTTTGCGAATTTTTAGGTCTTGGAAAATATCTATGTCCATTGGGAAATAGTCAAGACGCTTTTTTGCATTTCGTCCCATAAGGTCAGTTGTCATAAAACGTTATTGATGTATTGCTTTACTTCGCGCATGAAATCGTCGAGCGAGCGGCAGACGACATACCGGTATTCGTCGTTGGCGGTGACAAGGCTTTGCCACCACTGCTGCCGCTGGCTCTGGCGAGAGTGCTTTGCGGATGTTTTCATTTCGATGAGTAATGCCCCGTAGTCGTGGTTGGAGAGAAGTAGAATGAGGTCGGACACGCCAGCCACAACCCCTTCTGCTACCAACCGTGCAGCCTCAACCTTGGAGCGTCCGCCACCGTTGGGGACGGCGAAGAGCCGCCCACGGTATTGCGGATACTGGAGGTTGAACCAACGGACACACGCACATTGTATGTGGTGTTCCTCGTCGTGACGAGCATGGCGCGGAGGCTTGCCGGAGCGAGCCTCGCGCAGCAGCTCGTCGAAAGACCTCGCGTCAGTCGGTGACATCGGCATTGGAGTCATGGAGGAACACATCAAGAACCTTTGTCTCGTCAAGCGAAGCAATCTCGTAGTCGATAGCTGTATTGGAGAGAGCCTCGTCAACCTTACGATGGGCCTCGTCAATGGAAGCAGCACGCACAATATAGTAGTAAGGCGATTTCTTCTCCTTGGCTGTCTTCTCGTCAATGGTAATAAATACGACCTTTGCCTTGTAGAAGCGTTCATCATCACCGTCAGTATTGAGATACTCGCCGTACTGTGTGCGCTTGATAGCCATTACATCGAAATCGCCCTGCACATAAGGCAGCATTTCCTCAGTGATGCGCTTCTCTGTCTCGGTGAAAGAGAGAGCATCAACGATATAGACTTCGGACACTTTCTTTACAGAACCGTCCTCGACATTGCGCTCGTAGCGCACGGTACATTCGAAAAATGTTGCTACTTTAACTTTCATATTTGCTATATTTTTATAAGTGTTATTTATTGATTTGAGATTTGAGAGCCGGGCAAGGCTTGAATTTTATGGTCTTTCTTGCCGGAATGTCGATAGTGGTGCCAGCCTTGATGTTGCGCCCCTTGCGTGCGGCAAGTGTGCTGCAACGGAACGTGCCGAAGCCACAGATAAAGATGTCGTTGCCAGACGCCACGCCATCGGCAAGAGCCTTGAAGGTGGCGTCGAAGGCATGAAGAGCCTGTGAACGTGTAATGCCAGTAGAGTCGATAATGGCATCGATGATTTCATGTTTTGTCATTGTTGTTTCTTTTTGAGGTTTGAAATAAGTTGTCGTATGCACCATGCACGGCTTGAATAGCGTAGGCCGCGCTGCTGGTCGTAGAGAAGAGCTGCATCAGAGAGATACTTGATGATGCGGCTAAGAGTGGTCTTGCTTATCGGTATGGTCGCCATCAGCAGAGGTATTAAGGAACTGAGAAACGAGCTGATTGAAATACATTTCATCCTGCGGAATGTCGTCGTCGGAGTTCATAATCTCGGCAGCAACCGACTTCTTGCGATGAATGAGCGAGTAGATAGTGTGGTCGATGGTGCCACGCCCGAGGAGGTAGTAGCACGTAACGTTGTCGCGTTGTCCGATGCGGTGGGCGCGGTCCTCGCACTGGCAGCAGTCGGCATAGGTCCATGCAAGCTCGATGAATGCCACATTGGAAGATGCGGTGAGCGTAAGACCTACTCCAGCCGCCTTTATGGAGCATATGATAAGATTGCACTGCTCATTATGCTGGAAGCTATCGACGGCAGCTTGCTTGGTTGTGGCATTGTCGCGCCCGGTGACGGTGACCGCCTGTGGAAAAACCTTTTTCAAGGCATCGACCACATCGTGGAGCGAGCAGAACACTATGAGCTTCTTGCCAGACGCAAGGAACGTGCGAATGAAATCGACCGCTTGTGCTATCTTGCCGAGCGTGGCAAGCGAGCGGAGAGTCATGAACTTGACGAGAGCCTCCATGCGCATCTTGCGGCGTATGTCGCGGTCGGTACACTCGGTGTACTGGCGTAGATACTCGGCAAGGTCGGCTTCGGCAAGGTCGTACTCCGGGCGGTTGGAAATTTCGACATAGAGGTCAACGCGTGTCTTGTCGGGCAGTTGCGGCAACACCTTAGCCTTTTCGCGGCGTATCATGCAGAGGTCGTAGAGTTTCTCTGACAAGAGACGCAGGGGAACGGCAGGCTGTGCTGCCTTGTCCTTTGGGTCGGTGCAGAAGTCGGCACGGAAGCGAGCGGCACCGCCGAACTCAGGCAACCGCCCCATAATGGAGAGTTGCGCCACAAGGTCGTCGGGACGGTTGACAACGGGCGTGCCAGAAAGGAGGATAATCCACTCCTTGCCATAGGTGATGCCCTTGGTGAAGATAGTCTGCTGTGCCGAGGGGTCTTTGACCCGGTGGCTCTCGTCAATGATAACGGAACGAAAGAGCTGGATGTTCTCATTGAAAACGACATCCTTTAGGCGAAACTGCTTGCCGTGGGTATCGTAGACGAAAAACTTTCGGAGCGACTCATAGTTGACAATAGCCACTTGGTACATACCCATGCGAAGCAGGTAAGGCCATGTGGTTCGGTTGGAGTTGTCAAGGACGAGGGCTTGCTTGTCTGTGAATTTCTCGAACTCACGCTGCCAGTTAATCTTGAGTGAGGAGGGACAAATGACCAGACAAGGGTAAGCCGGGGCGGTATCGACAATGCCGATAGACTGGAGCGTCTTGCCAAGCCCCGGCTCGTCGCCTATGATAAGGCGGCGATGCCGTAAGCCGTAGAGTATTCCCTCGCGCTGATAGTCGTAAGGTTCAACGCGCAGGTGATGATTGAGCGTTGTGGTCATTTTTGCTGTATCTTAGGTTTCCATCCGTTCAGCTCATACACCCGGCGTGAGGCTTCCTCGCGAGTGTTGAACCATTCGTCCGTAGGCGATGATGAAGATTGGTGTGCGTCGGCATAGTCGCAGCGATAGATGCGGAACGAGCTGCCACGCGGCATATAGTGGTACATTCCAGTGCGGAGTTTCATAAGTTGCGGAGTTTATAGGTTGACAATGTTAAATCGTAGCCCTGCTTGAATGCTTGCAAACGAAGAGTGCTGCAAGCAAGCGAGCAACGGTAAGCCTCCTTTGAGCGTGCTGCCATGCCTGAAGAAGAGCGTACCCCCCCAGTTAGCCCTCCACAAGTGTATCCGTAGATGCCACTCCA